GCGAATACCGGGTTGACCAGCAGTACCGCGTGACGGGAGTCACGGGAACCACCACGATCACCGAGAGCCAGAGCGTGGCCGAGGTCGTAGCGCGCGCAGCAGACGGCGGATCGGCGGCTGCGGCTGGCGAGATCGGTGAGATACTTGCCTCCACAGTAGCTGTCGGCGATGCTGTATCCGAGACCACCGCAACCCCAGTTGACGTAACCACCCTGGCACTGACTGCGGGCGAGTGGGAAGTGACCGGCGTAATCAGTCGCGTGCTCACGGGTACCACGGCAACACACTACGCAGCAGCGATCTCCCCGACCGCCAACACGGTTCCCGCGCAAGCTGGCGGCTCCGGCGTGGCCGCCGATTCGTCTGTCACCCAGAACGCGACCTTCGGCACCACGGTTACGGGCAACTTCGTTACCACTGTCGGCCCTATCCCAGTCAGCCTCGCCGCAGCCGCGACCATCCATCTGGTGGCCGCCGATACTTTCAGCGCAGGCTCTGTCGGCGTATACGGCACTCTGCGCGCCCGCCGCGTTCGCTAAGGAGATTGGCATGGCTTGCAAAACCAAGAGCGGCAAGGGCAAGAAACCCGGAAAGAAATAAGGAGCCACACCAATGAGCGGATTCATCGAAACCGTCCGGGTAAGATCGGACAACCCCAGCCACCAACCCGAAGGATTCTACGTCAAGAATCTCGCCGACCTACGGGACGACGAAGTGATTTTCGGAGCGGAGCCGAAAGCACCCGGCGGCGACCAGACCGGCGACCAGTTCGACGCGATGGACAAGGACGCCCTGAAAGCGTTCCTGACCGAGAAGGGTGTCGAGTTCCACCACATGACGGGCGAAGTTAAGCTGCGTGAACTGGCCCGTGGGGTAACCGCTTCTGACGAGTTGGTGTAATACGTGGCGCTGATTGTCGAGACCGGTGCGGGGGTAGCGGGCGCTGAATCGCTGGCCTCCGTTGCGCAGTTCAAAACGGAGTCCACAAACTTCGGATTCGACTACTCAGCGTTCACGGATACCCAAATCGAGGTCGCCTTGCGCAAGGGCTGCCTGTTCATGCGGCAGGAATACCGGATGCGCTGGAAAGGGTACGTGGTGCTGGCTACCCAGGCGCAAGACTGGCCCCGGTGTGGAGTCAGCACAGAACCCGCCCGTATGTACTACTTCACCCCCTCAGATACCGTACCCGCAGAGGTAGTGAGTGCTAACATCATCCTCGCGCAGAAAGTCTTGTCGGGAACGGAACTGTTCCCTGATAGCACGCAGAAAGCCGCGCAGGAAACCATCGGCCCGATCACTGTGAAATACGAGCAGGGCAGTTCGCAGCGTATGCGGTTCGACGCGGTAGACGCGCTGCTGGCGCCGTTCCTATCTTCGCTTGGCGGCGTGAATGTTGGTCTGGTGAGGGGCTGATTCTTTGGATACCTACGACTACACCCGAGCAGCCGCAACCTCACTGAAGCTCCTTACTAAGTTCGGGCAAGCGGTCACGCTCCGTAAATTCGGCCCAGGTGCCTACGTGAATGGCGCCATCACGCCGTCGGAAACTGACTACACGATCAAAGGCGCGGTGTTCGACTACCCGCGCATGAACTTCGGCGAGGTCTTGCAGGACGGCGCTCTGGTAGCCGCCGGTGACAGGAACCTTTTCCTCGCAGCGAACAGCGCCCGACCAGAACTCAACGACCACGCTATCCTCGCCGATGGCGGGGAGTGGAACATCGTAGCGGTGAAGCCGCTCAACCCGGCCAACGTGCCGGTAATGTACGATTGCAGGATACGACAGTAATGGCCTACTCCTTCCACGAACAGTTCAAACTCGCGCAAGCCGAGATGCTGCTCAAGGTGGAGAGCGGCGCCAAGCAAGTGCTGCTCGCGGTCGCTGATCGGCTGCTCGAATACTCGGTTGTCGGCGACCCGTCGCTGTGGAAGTCGCCAGCGCCAGCCGGCTACGTTCCGGGCAAGTTCAAGGGGTCTTGGCACCACAGTCTGGGCGCCCCGTCTACCGATACCTCATCTACGGTTGACGCCACGGGCGACTCGTCGCGCGCCGAGATGGTAGCTGGCATACAAGCACAACCGTTCGGCGACCACTTCTTCACGAACAACGAGCCCTACGCCATGAAACTTGAACGCGGCGAGCATTCTTCTCAAACACCTCCTGGCGGCATCGTCGGCAGAACCGAGATCGATTTCCCCGGTATCGTGCGCACCACCCTGACTGAGAACCAAAGGAACGTCTGGTGAGCGACATCCGCAACGCCATAGAGAACGCTCTGAGCGCAATGGCCCCGCTGATCGACTCAGCGGTCGTCAGCACGTCTACGGTGGCCGCCAGTACGGTACTCACCACAGCAACGGCGCACGGCCTCGTGAGTGGCCTGTACGTGACGCTGGCGGGGCATACCTCTACGCCGACGATCAACGGCGTCTACAAGATCACCGTAATCAGCACCACGAAATTCAGCATCCCGACCGCTGTTACGGTGGCCGGTAGCGGCGGAACCGTGACTGCGAACTTGTACGCATGGGAGAATGTAGAGTTCGCCCCCGTATCAGGAATCCCGTACCAAACTGGAACACTGGTGAGGGCGAAGCCGGATAACCCTGAGATGGGGGCTTCGTTTAGAGATCGGGGCTTTTTCCAGGTTGACTGCGTTTTCCCTTCGCAACGAGGCACCAGCACGGCGGAAGCGCGCGCGGAGCTTATTCGGACAACTTTCAAGCGGGGTACGACCTTGAGTTCCGGCAGCGTGACGCTGATGGTGCTCGAAACGCCACACATCCTGCCCGGATACTCCGCACCTGGGGTTTTCATTGTTCCGGTTCGCATTCCTTACGAGGCACAGATTACTGTATGAGCGAAAAACTGACCCCTGCGAAAAAAGTGTTTCTGGAATCAATCGTCAGGTTGATAAAGGGCTTGGCGACTGCACTGGAAACTTTCATCCGTTCGCACGAATGAGAACAGATCAAGCCGCCACCAGCGAGTACGCAACCCGGTATGCCGTGGTCAGATGCGGACTTTGGTGGGGTGTGAAAACCGGCGATGGCGCGCAGGTCGTAGTACGTTGCTTGACACAAACAGGGGCGCAGCGGGTCGCTTCAGCGCTACTCACCGCGTTCCTAGACGGGCATTTCGTCGGGGCGAGGACGGGCGCTGAGTTAGGACTTGAAACACACCCGGTAATGTAGTAGCATTCACCGGAAGTAGTACCACGAGCACGCCTGTCATGCCACGCTAACGCCCCGCTGACGATACCGCCTCCTCGTAAATTAGTCATTAATTTACTAGGAGTAACCATATGAGTATCGCACAGGGCATCTCAAAAATCGTGTCCGTCTACAAGCAGACGGGCATCGGCGTACCGCGTTCGGGCAGCGGCGCGCAAAAGCTCCGCCGCGAGACGGCTACGGGAAAACTTACCGTCGCCAAGTACGAAAACGGAGAAATTGTTTCTCACATGATGTCTACGGGCGCTGTACACGGCGCCCGAAGCGCCAGTTTCGCGCTGAACGGTCTCCTGTCCGGCGGCACCTACAAAACCCTTTTCGAGTCCCTGCTTCGCGGCGCCTTCGCCACCACTACCCCTATCACCGCAGCCATCACGATCACCGGCACACACCCGGACATGATCCTGACCGACGCGGCCAACGGGTTCCTGGCGGCTGGCCTGAAAGTGGGTGACGTTATCCGCATCACGGCAGGCACCTACGCCAACGCGGTCAACAAGAACAACAACCTGCTCGTAGCCAGCGTCACGGCGACCGTCATCCACGTTCGCACACTGAACGGCACAACGATGATCGCGGAAGGCCCCATTGCGGCTTCCACCATCACTATCGTCGGCAAGAAGTGCATTGGGGCATCTACGTCTCAGACCCGCGATTACTGGACTGTCGAAGAGTGGCAGTCTGACATCTCGCAATCGATGCTGTACACCGACGCGATGATGACCTCCATCGACATCAATATCCCCGCGTCTGGCAACACTACCTTCGCGGCCAATATGGTCGCGCTCGACCGTTCTACGAGCGGTTCCCAGGTACTCACCACACCTACCGCCGAGACGACCTCTGCCGTCGTCCAAGGGATCAACGGCGTCATCCTCATGAACAACACCGCCGTAGCGAATGTGACGGGCATCACGATGAAGATCGA